TTGCAATTTTACAATAGACAGAGATATTCTAGGAAGTACAAATATTTTATTAAAAAATTGGTGATAAAATATTTTTGGATGCAAGATACAGCCGGCTCATATATGAGTGTGCTCGTTTAATATATAGTGAGTAATGTACTAAATCTATATGTTTTCACACAAACATTACATTTTTATGTAATGATGTGTAACGTTGATGTATCGGAATCTTTAGAAGAAGACAATTCTATAAAAGTAGTTATTGAAAGAAAAAGTATATCAATATTTTTGTATATAATTAAATTTATTTCAAGATTCTATTATTATTCTCTAAAAATGTTTCAATCATTTTTGCATAATCTACTTTTTGTAATTTCTTTTTACCTTTTAAATCCAATTCGCCTTTTATATTATCCCATACTTTATCATCTTTTTCTAAAATTTGTGTAATTATATTTAAATTCTCTACTTTATAAGAAGTTGCTGCTTTACCAGTCATCTCTTCTCTTGCATCTAAAGAGTCTGTTATATCTCTTGTATCGACTATTCTAAACACTCCATCTTTTCTACCATATTTATGTTCCCATATATCTACTTTTGGTACTTTGCTTTTTCTATAAGTACCATATATTTTAAATGTTTTTTCAATATTTTCATTATATTCTATTTCAGATGATGTTAATTTAGAATCTTCTGAAGCAGAAGTAGAAGCAGAAGCAGAAGCAGAAGCAGAAGCAGAAGATTCTGATACGGAAGAATTTTTTACTTTTTTTACTATACCTCTAACGTTACCGTCTTTTTCATTAAATATTTTTTTAACAAAATCATCTAATGTATGTTTATTTTTTTCAATTGAAAAATCCAACATTTTAGAATACATTGAACTATCGATATCTATATCAAAATTATTAAAAATATAATAAGGCCCTCTATTAATAATAAATCCTCCTCTATCGTATTTATCTACGAAATATATTTTATCACCAACAATAGTATTTAATGCTGTATAAATAGCTTCTAATGTAATAAGTGGTTCAAATGAGTGGATAAAATTAAAAATATCATCTAAACTCCAGATAAAATCTTTTTTAAATAATTCCCCAATTTTATTTATTATAAATTTAATATCATATTGATCAAAAAATGAAACATGTAAATTATAGGTTGATTTATCTAATTCGACTTTACCTTGCTGTTCAACAATATATTCGCATTTATATTCACAATCTGTATAATCACATTCTGCTGATCCAGGGATTCCATTTTCGATAATATTTCTAGATCTATTTAAATAGCAATCAAAACTTGATGTTTTTAAAAGTCTTTCTACAACCTTATTACTTTTATCCTTTTCTTCGCATAATATGTATTTTTCTTTGTCGATAGAGAATGTATCTTTGTAAACGGATGCATATTTATATATTTCAACATTTCTTTCATGTGGTTCTAGCAAGTGATGTGAGTAATTTCTTACTGCTCTTCCTATAATTTGATTTATACTACTCATATTCCAAGATGGTTCTAAAATATGTACTTGACGAATTTCTTTTAATGTAATACCTTCAGATATCATAGGAGATCCTATAATAATCCGTATTAATTTACCATTTTTATTTTCTGGACTATTAAAAATGCGTTTAAGTCTTTCTCTTTCGTTAATAGAAGTTTTCCCATCAAAAACAACTAATGATCTATATTCATTTTTACTTGGATATTGAGTATATTTATTTTCAGAAAGTAATATTTTAACTAATGATGTTCCTCCAAAATCAACATAATTTGAATAAATAAATATCTTTCCTTTATCTTTTTTATTTATATTTTTAATTAAATTATACAATTTAGAGGAATATTTATACAAATCTTTTGTTAAAATATCCGTTTTATTTTTATTATTTTTATATGTTAAAAAATTTTGAAATCCTAGCTTTCCATAAGTTTGTTCAGGGTATACTATAGTAGAAGCGTCACTGCTATTTTTATATAAAGAATTTGTTTTAGAAATATTATCAGAGTCTTCTTCTATTAAATTTTCTTCTTGTTGAATATTAGAAATAGAACTTGTAAAATCAATAGATGTATAAGTCTTTGTATCTGTATTTAATGCGTTATTGTAAATAGAGTATTGATAATCAGACATTTCACAAAAAACAACATTGAAAAGTGTATCTTTAAAAATTGGCTCACCCATTGATATTGTTCTAGGATTTGTTTTAATATTTGCTTTTAAATATGATACTTTCCCCATAATACAACTTTTTATAACATTTAATCCTGTTTCAGTAATACGAATAACACCCCCCTTTAACCCATTTTTATAAAGATGTTTAGATGATTCCTTAATTAAAAAAGAGTTTCCTTCAGTATCCTTTTCAAATAATTTTTTACGAATAGGTAATTGTAATGATTTGTCTTTTGCATTTAATAAATTAGATAATTCAAAAATAGAAGATGGATTATCAGTCATGGGTGTAGCTGTAAGAAGAACAAGACGACAATTATAAGAATTAGATAAAATATTAAATAAAGCATCATATGCATCATTTCCAATAATATTATGAGCTTCGTCTACTATAATAACCGTATTATGAAGTGATTTAATTTGATCACGTATAATTTTTCTTCTTACACTACCATCGGTATTACGCTGTAATTTTTTAGTAGATTGGCCAAGATCATCTTTTTCGTATATCTTTGATCCCAATACTCTATTTACAAAAGTTCCATAAGTTGAGAATTGATAATTTTCTAAAATAGAATTTCTAGCTCTTTTAAAAACATCTTTATTATTTTCTTCTGCAATAATTTTAGATAACCTTGACCCTTCTACTTTTTTTAATTCTGAATTATCAATATATTCATCACCTGTACATTGACTCAACAATTCATCAATGAAATTATTTTGTATATTTTTGTTTTTAACTAATACAAAAATTTTCTTGTTCATATTATTAATATATTCTTTAAAACCTTCCGCTATGGTAATAGCTGTACACGTATTATGTGTAACAGTAAAATCACCCATTAAATATCTACAATTTCTATCTAATGTAAATCCATAATATTCATCTACTCCTACAGGTTTAACATCAATACCTGTAAAGAGTACATTTTTCATCTGTTTTCTCTCAAAGGCTTTTATTTTAACAGTAGGAATAGAAGATATTCCTTTCCCAGATATACATATTCTCCAAGCTTCTCCACCGTCTAAGATAGGTGTCAAAGATGTTTTATTTTTTGTTTTATTTTTTGTTTTATTTTTTGTTTTATTTTTATAACAAGCAAAACCTAATGATCTTGCTAAATACACTACGTCATCAATTAATCTTTCATGTTTTATTGGCTGTGTAAGTTGAAATGAATTATCAAAATAATGTCCATCAGCATCTAAAATACCAGCTAAAATTCCTAAACGTATTTTTCTATCGTTGCATTTATAAATACTAGGAATATGTTTATTATTTACTAGATTTAAATTTTTAAGAGTTGATAATAAACCATCCTCTACTCCACCCAAATGCAAATTTGATTTAGATAATTTTTCACGCTTATAATAATTATCTTCAGTTGTTAACCAATAACCTAGTATATATGGATCAAAAGGAACTGGTATATAATTAAAATTCACGCCTGACCTATATCCTTTTAATTTTGATTTTCTTTTATTAGAAAGATTTAAATAATCTTTTACACTTATTTCTAATATTTGTTCATTTTTTATTGATTTGAAGAACTGTTTAGCTATTTCCTCCTTTTCATTTTTATTTTCATTATTATACGTAAATGTCCTTGAATGATATTTATTATCTTCCACCCAGTCAATATAAAAATTTATTGTAGAATGTGAAAATTGTGGGAATCCAATTACTTTTAAACATAATATATGTTCTTTATTTACCGTATAATGCTCCCCCTTAATAGGAATAATATCATACATCATATCTGTACCTCTTGCTAAAGACAATACCTTTCTTGGAGTAGAGTCATCTCCCATAAGGTATTCTCCTATTTCAATATCTTGTACATTTTTAATAGCCCCATCGTACATTAAAATTGGAGTATCTTTTTTATGACATTTCCCCACACCTACTTCATGATAAATAAGTATATTTTCATAAGGTGTTAATTTGGATATATAATTACGTAATAATATTTGAGAAGGCTCTTGATGTAAATAATTTTTTTTTTTATATGAACTATTATTTACGAATTCTTCTTTATTTAATATATTATCATAAGTATAAGACATCTTATTATAATAATAGAAAAAAAATCATTCAAAAAATCTTTTTTAAATTAATTTAAATTCGAAGATCTAAAAGAAGATTCTGGATAAGGTATAGATAATAAATCTTCTGATATACCTGTATCTTTTATTTTAGATGGCAAATTCATCGGTTCTCCAACTAATTCATTGTCTTTATTATAAAACATTAAGCGTGTCAAATAAAGAATAGTTGGTAAAAATAGTACATATAAAAGATTACTTGAAGTTTTATTTTTTTTTTGATTTAATGTTACACTTGATTTATAAATTCTTAAAAAAACATAAAACACAAATGTGGTTATAGCGACAAAAATATGAAAATTCATATTACCTTTATTTTTATCAAGTAAAATATTTTTTTGTTCCTTTCGCATAAAATAAAAATATAAAAAATATAATCATATTATATATTATGATTGATATTATGATTGAAGAAAATATCTCTACAAAAAAAAAATTAGAAGAAAAATTATATGAAATCCTATCAAAAGGACTATATAAATATATAAAACGTATTTTTGAAAAAAAAAAGGACGAATACGGATATGGGAATAACAAGTTGGTTTATTATAATTTTCAAAAAAAATTATACAAAATAGCAAAATGGTCTGATAAAACTATAAATGTGGAATATTTAAATTTTTTAACTTGGTGTAATAGACACTATGAAGTTGAATTCGATGACATGATTAGAAAAATCATATTGTTATCTACTCAAATTATGATAAATAAATCTAGAATTTATACTGAAAATTTTTTATCAACTTATGATTTTCCTAAAATGAAAACAATTTATTACAAATGTTTAAAAAAAATAGCAAGAATTTTTTATGAAAATCCCAAATCAATTTATGAGGTGTCTTTACAAACAATAAAAGAAAATCTACAACCCCCCCTTTATAATATGATTCCTATTAAAAAAATTACTGATTTTTTGGAGAATAAACAAGATTCTATTATTATGGAAAAACAAATAGTTGAATACGACTTTAACAATAGTTCAAATAAACAAGATGACAATCACAATGACAATGACAATGACAATCACAATCACAATCACAATCACAATCACAATCACAATGACAATGACAATGACAATAAATTAAAATATCTATGTTCAGAAGATTATCAATCATGCGAATCAATTAAGATAAATACAGAATCGAAAAACAAACAAGACAACCAAGACGACGAAGACGACGAAAACAATATAAAACATATTAGGATACCTAAATTAAATAAATTTTTTTAGACAATTACATTTAACTTGGACGAAGCCCTGGGCCACTACTTGGACGTATTCCTCTTTTTAAATTTGTATTAATCCCTCTTGTTCTACCAAGAACTATTGGTTGTATAATACCTTGACTATTTTCTTCTTTACCTTGACTATTTTCTTTACCTTGACTATTTTCTTCTAAACTTTTTATTTTTTGAAATAGAAAAGAAATTTCATTATCTTTTTCCAAAGTAATATTTTTAATATCTGTTATGTATTCTGACATTTGATTTTTTAATATATCCAATTCTTTTTGTAAATTAACCTTTAAATTTTGTTCTAATCTTAATAAATTTTCACTTACAGAAAGCATTTCTATTTTTAAATTCAAGTCTTCTTTTTGCTTTTGATAATTATTATCTAATAATTGATATGTTTGGCGCATTTCTAGATATTTATTTGATACAATTTGTTTATCATTTACATGCATTTGCAAATTATTTCTCATTTGTTCTGATTGATTTTGAATGTCTTCTATTTGTTTTTCTTTTTCTTTTAATTTTATAATTAGATCATTTTCATTTTCATTTTCATTTTTACTTTTACTTTCATTTTCATTTTCATTTTTACTTTCATTTTTACTTTCATTTTCACTTTGTAATCTAGAAATATGAGAAGACTTTTCTTGTAATTGTAATTGTAATGTAGAAATTGTCTTTTTAAACAAATTTAATTTCATTTCTTGCTCTTTTTGTATATATTTATATCTATCCATTTCTTGTTGCATTTCATCTATTCTTAATTGCATTTTATTATTACCTAAATTTTTAGGTGTTGTATTCATTTTTAATAAAAAATCAGAATTTTCTTTGGGTTTTTGTTCTTCACCGTCACCACCGTTAGCAATGTCATCGCCGTTAGCAATATCACCACCGTTAGCAATGTCACCACCGTTAGCAATGTCACCACCGTTAGTTTTAGCAATGTCACCACCGTTAGTTTTAGCAATGTCACCACCGTTAGTTTTAGCAATGTCACC